GTCTTCTCATTGGTTCTGATAGTTTAGGGTCAGCAAGGATCTCTTTATCCTTCTGGATGTGGTCTTCTATGCTTTTCATTTTCCCCTCCTTCGTGATACATTACTATTTACTTTATTTTATCCCTCATTGCTATAATTATCAGGCATATTATCAGAACTATCAAATATGCCCACAAGATCATGGTCATTATAGTTTATAGAGAAACGAGGTTTTTCGCGGATTTTTCAATCTTTCTTCTAATCTGGGTGACTAGGGATTTAGTTCTTCTGAACTGCTCAGACATGTCTACTTTGATCATCTTCCCTGACCTCTGTATCTCTTTCTAGGTTTG